TCTCTCCAATGACGGAGGGAGGAGCAGGCCACCCTCGCGTCTCGATGGTCTTGATGCCCTTCACGGCCAAACTCGCGAAGGGCTGCCAGATCGAAATTACCTTCATGTCCTCGCCCAAATCACTGCAACTGTCTTAGTTATAGCAATTCGGGCGAGGGGATGCGGGATTTACGCGGCCTTGGGGGTCAGCGTTCCCTCGTCGGTCTCGATCTCGGCGACCACGGGCGGCGTGTAGACGGCCGGCAGCAGCGCCTTCAGCTGGTCGAGCCCGGTCGGATCGGCTTCGAGCTTCTCCGAGAGGGCGCCGGCATAATACTTCTTGCCGTCGGTCCACTCGATATGCGCGGCCGGCTTCTTGAGGATCTTCTCGCCGACCAGGAACTCGATCAGCGAGCGGACGACGTTGAACTTGCCGGTGCCGTCCTCCTGGAACTCGAAGCGATAGGTCGCCGTCCGGAAAGGCCGGGCGATCTTGTTCTTGATCACCTTGGCCGTGATCTGCGAGCCGATCACCTCGGCGTTCTCGCCTTCGCCCTTGGTGATGCGCTGCGCCTTCAGGGCGATGCGCTGGGAGAAGTAGAACTTCGGCGACTTGCCGCCCGGCGTGGTCTCGGGGTTGCCGTAGACGACGCCGATGTTCATGCGGATCTGGTTCAGGAAGATCGCGCAGATGCCATAGTCGTCGCAGTGCTGGGCGAAGGCCGGCATATGGGCGCTGGTCGCACGCGCGAGCGCGGTGTTGTCGTGCATCGAGCGCTGGTTGGGATCCTTCTCCTTGCCCTTGTTGTCGTAGAGCGCCGAGCGCGGCACCATCGAGGCCAGGCTGTCGAAGACCCAGCAGATCGGGGCCTCGTCGGGGATCAGCTTCTTGTCGCGCAGGATCTCGGCCGTGGCGACGCAGATCGCCAGCGAGTCCTCGAACGTCTTGGGCTTCTTGAAGCTGAACCGGCCGGGACGGGCATCCATGCCCTGGCCTTCGGCGAGATACTGCTGGAACGACCGCTCGTGGTCACAGAAGCCGGCGAACCCGCCGAGCTTCTGTGCGGCGATCATGGCCTGGGTCGCGATCGCGGTCTTGCCGGAGCTCTCGGGGCCGTAGATCTCGATCATGCGGCCGACGGGCAGGCCGGAGTTCTCCCAGCCGTTGGACAGGGCGTGGTCGAGCTCGGGATAGCCGGTCGAGAGGAACGTCTTGACCGTCGACTCCTCGTCATGCGTGCCGAGCGCGCCGAGGGCCTTGGCGATTTCTTCAGGGGTGCTCATGGTCTCTCCTTTGGTTATTCTGCGGCCTGACGGGCAGGCATGAAGGCTTCCGGGATCCAGAGGTTGCCGTTGAGCAGCGACCCCTTCTCCGCGCGCTTGCGCTGCTGACTGGCGAGGCACTGGAGCGCCTCGAGGATGTCGCCGTATTCCTCGGGCCCGGTCAGATCGAGCGAGAGCTCCGCGACCTCGGAATGCAGCTTGCCGACGAGCAGCGCGACGGTGAGCGGGTGATCGAGCGGGACGTTGGCCTCGTCGATGCCGGGACGCGGGACCATGTCGTCACGCACCAGCTGGGGCATACGAACGGGCTTCACGTCGGCCGCCCTTCGCAGCACGGGCAGGTCTCGAAGCGCGGGTTCTCGACCGCATACTTCTTCATCGCCGCGTCCGGGTTCTGCTCCGGATATTCGTTACAGGGATCACCGGCGCAGAAGGCGCAGGTGCCATCGGGGCCGCGCGCATATCCATCGGAGATGCAATCGACCTCACACTCGTAACCGTTGATGTTCATGCGGCCTCCTGGAGCGCCTGACGATCGCGGAAGGCCGGGAAGACCCGGATCCATTCCTCGAGATCCTTGGTGATGGACGAAAACAGCAGCAGGTCGCAGAAGCGCTGGAACTTCTCGAAGCTCGGGTCGCCCTTATCGATCTGCAGGTTCAGGGGCGCGGGACGCGCCGTGGTGCGCAGATCGACCAGGTCGACATTGCGCATGAAGGCGATGGCCTTGCCCTCGTCGACGATCAGATCCTTGAACTTCTTCGGCAGCTTCTTGAAGTCGACGGTCTTGTCGATCGTCACCGCGTTCACGAAGGACCGGAACGACCCGTAGGTCTTCACGAACTCGATCGCGCCCTTCTCGCCGATGCCGCCGACGCCCGGCACGCTGTCGCCGGTGTCGCCGCAGAGCGCCTTGACCTCGACGAACTCGCGCGTGGTCTTCACGCCGGTCAGCTCCTCGAACAGCGTCTTCGTGCCGTCCTTGGTCATGCCGTTGTGGCTGATGAGCCGGGTGTTGGCGAAGTCGCGCCAGACGACGCCGGGGCCGACGAGCTGGAGCCAGTCCTTGTCGCCGGTGAGCAGGACGATCTTGCTGCCGCCCGCGGTGTAGCGATCGGTCAGGATCGCGCCCAGATCGTCGGCTTCCATGTTCAGGGCGAACACCTGGGGAATGCCGAGGAAGCGCAGCGCCTTCTTGATGTAGGGCACCTGGATCTTATAGGCGTCCTTCATCAGCTTGAGCCGGATCTCGTTCTTGGTCTCCTCGCGGTCGCGGATCTCCTTGTAGGTGGAGAAGATCTGCTTGCGCCACGAGGCGCCGTCCCAGAGGACGACCGGCTGGAAGGACTGATAATTGGCCATCTGCTGGCGAAGTCCACGCAGCGTTCCGAAGATCGCCTGGACCTCAAGCGAGCCGATGCTCAGCTTTTTGGCGTTGTTGTAAAAATGCCCCAGCGAATTACCGTCGATGAGCATGTAGTTGGTAGGCATCAGGCCCAAGTCCTTCCGGCTTTGATGTCGTAAATCGCGCCGGCGCTGACGCCGTATTCGCGAGCAATGGTTTCAGGTCGGACGGAGCGAGTGAGCTTCTTCCGGATCGTTTGGACATCCTTCAGAGTGAGCATGCTCCGGCCGTTGCTTTCCCCGCGCGTGTGCTTGTCGTTGACGACCTTGTCGGCGCAGTTCTCGAAGCGCGTGCCCCAGCGAAGGTTGGTCAGGGTGCAGTTCGACTTGTCATCGTCGCCATGCAGTCCTTCCATTCCTGCCGGGCAGGGGCCGACGAACGCCTCAAGAAGCAGGCGATGGACGTAATTGAGCTTCGCCTTGCCGCCCTTGCAGAGATTGACGACCAGGTATCCGTCCGCATTGACGCTAATCTTCATCAGCCTTGCGGGCAGGGGCCTGCCGATCGAGTCCAGCCGCGCTAGACCGCGAACACGGCCGGCATCAGAAACCTCGTAGGAGGTCTCAAAGCCAACAACAGGACGCCAGATTTCCATTTGATCCTCGTGCAAAAGGAGCGACGAGCCAGGCGGGAGGGGCGGGCACCTGGCTCGTCGCTGTTCGCCCCGTCGCGACACGGGGCGAGAAAGCCCGACGCTGTGAGAGGCAGCGCCGGGCCTTAGTCCTCAGACGAGGCTGTCGAGCTCGGCCAGGATGGCATCCTGTTCGGACGCCGGCAGGGACGACAGAGCCGACTTCGGCGGGGTGGCCGGGGTCGCCGGCGCAGCGCTCTCCGCTTCGAGGGCGGCGAGCTCGGCTTCGGCAGCCGCAGCAGCCTCGGCCTGACGCTTCAGGATCTCGGCGCGGCGAGCCGCAGCGGGATCTTCGGCGGGAGCGGCAGCCTGCACCGGCGCGGCCTTGGGAGCCGGCGTCGGGACGGGATCGCTCACGACCGCGTCCTCGACCACCGCCGAAGCGGCCGTCAGGGCAGGGGTCGGCGTGCGCGGCGCGGCCAGGGACGGCGCCGAGGTCGGACCAGCAAGCTTCGGCACCGCGACGCCGGCGATCTGGGCGATCGCGTTCAGCGCCTTCTGCTCCTCACCGCGGAAGAAGTTCTGCGCGATGAAGGCATGCAGGTCGGTGGCCTTGGAGAGCTGCTCCTTGGTCACGGGCTTGAACGAGGCGCCCGGCGCCAGCGGCGCGATGGCGACATCGTAGTTGGTGTTCAGGCCCTTGCCGGTGCGCTGAATGATGATGTCCTGGCCGTGGATCGGGTCGGTGATGTCGATGCCCGAATCCGCATAGAGCGTGATCAGGTCGAGAACCTTGCCGAACGTGGTGCCCGTGAGCTCCAGGACTTCCTCGTTGTCAGCGTTGCCGCGATCGAGCACGTTGATCAGCACGGACTTGCGGGCCTTCCACGACTCGTAGAGCTCCTTGGAGTCCTGGTCGAGAGCGGACCCGATCGCCATGTCGATCGCGGTGTTGATCACGCTGGGCTGCTGGTAGACGGCGTCGCAGTCGCCGACGACGGCGAGCGGCTTGCCTTCCTTCTCGGACTTGATCCAGTGGACGCCGAGATCAGCCCAGAACTGGCCGCCTTCACCGACCCACGGGGCGACGTCGACCGTCGGCGCGAGGATACGATAGACGTTGCGGCCTTCCTTCGGCTTGATCGCCTTGCCCGAAGCACCCTTATACTTGGACGCAGCGGCCGAAACCATCTTCCGAAGAGCGGGATTGAGTGCCATTGTAGACGTTCTTTCTCTGCTTTGCAGGTTTGGAGCTTTTGTGCTTGGTGGCTGCTTCGTAGCTATTTAGCTACTTAGCTCTTTACTTATAGCGCTGACGCGATGGGACTGCGCTACTTTGCGCTCAGGAAACGACGAGCGACTGGTAGTTCTTCGCCAGGCTTTCGGCCTGGGCGGCCTCGGCCGTGCGCGCCTCGGAGTCGCTCTTGAGCTTCTCGATGCGGGCGGCGTTGGCTTCCACCTTCGCCTGTTCGGCGCGGGCGAAATCGTTCAGTTCGGCGACGATCTTCTTCATCGGGCTGACGATCTTGGAGACAGACCGCTGACGACGGAGAAGCGACAGCGGCCAGATCGAGAGGATGTAGGAGCTCATGTTTCGTTCCTTGAGCAGGTCACGCTAATAAGTAAGCGCTTACTTACTTTATAGCACGAGATTGAAGGGATGACAGATTATTCTGCGCGCGCCCGGTTGAGGGCATCCAGAGCGCGCTCGCGCTGACCGGCCGCGACCTCTTCCTTGGCATTGCGGTCCATGATGCGCAGGTCGCCCTGGCGCTCGACGCGCTCCAGCAGGCCCATCTGGACCAGCATGTCGCGACGGTGCCGGAAGCTCTCGACGGCGATCTTGCCGGTCGCCTCGATGCGCTTGGCCTCGTTGAGCGCCTTCTTCATGCCGATGACGCGCGAGTGGCGCGCAACCGACTTTTCGAGCTGGGCTTCCGTGACCTTCTCGGCCTTGGTCGCCGCGTCGTTGCGCAGGATCTTGTAGACAGCCGCCTCGGTGTTCTCGAGGAGCATCTTGAGGACGTCGACCTGGCGCGAGGCTTCGGCCGACAGCTGTCCGTAATGGGCAAACAGCGAGGACTGCTCCATCATGGCGCTGGAGAGGTCGACCGTGCTAAACGCCAGATCGCGCTTGAGCTGGGCGGCGTCGATGAAATCCCGGACCTGAACCGTGGTCGGTTCCGTCGCGGGATCGGCGGTCGTGGGCGTCGTCATATCCTGTCCTTTCGGTTCCATAATCACTATTATGCGAATCATCTGCCGCTTCGTCAGAAGCGACCGAAGTTGGGGATTTTCTCGAGGGCGTCCTGCGCCTTTCGGCGCTCGGCATCGACGGCGGCAGTCTTGGCTGCGGCACGCTCGTAGTCGTGCATCCGAGCACGCACCCTCTTAAGGATGCGTTCACTCGGACCATCGATCTGCACCTCGTCGTCGGCAAAAAGCTCGTTGAGCTCCTCGGCCGTGATCTCGCTCAAGGGGATCCCGGTCATGCCAGCATGTCCGCAACGGCCGCGAACACGTCGTTCATGGCGTTCTGCTTGTCGGGATCGTGGTAGATCTCGCCCGGCGAGAAGCCGACGACCAGGTTGGCGTCGTATTCCTTCGAGTAGACCACCTTCCCCGCGGCATCAGACGCCTTGCCCTTGAAGTCGGGCATGAACGTCCGGACGGCCTGCGAGCCGAGCAGCACGATGATGGGCGGCGCCAGATATTCGATCTCGCGCTTGAGATAGGGCGCGTAGGTCGCGATCTCCTCCGGCGTCACCTGCTTGCCGCGCTTGGGCCGCTTGATCAGCGCCGTCCAGTAGACCTGATTGCGGTCGAGATTGACCTCGCTCATGGCGTCGATCACGGCATTGGTCGAGCGCGCGAAGCCCATCAGGCCCGCCTGGTCCTCCTCGTTGCCGGGCGCGTCGGCGATGATCATGAACTGCGCGTCCTTGCCGAACATCGGCTTGACCGGCATCCCGTCGACCGAGCCGGAGCCGGGACCGTGGGCGGCGCGATAGTCGTTCACGATGTCGGAGATGAACTCCTTCGTGACCTTGTCCTTGTTCAACTCGTGGTTGACCGGCACGGTCGCCGCGATCAGACCAGGCAGCAGCTCGATCTGGTCGCGGATGCGCGAGGGATCGCTCGCCGGGGCCTGGCCGGGCTCGATGCGCGCAAACGACCCGACGAGATCCAGCGCCGTCTGGTGCTTGACGTTGCAGCGGCGCTTCTCGACGCGGGCGAGGAAGTCTGCCTTGTCCTTGAAGGGCCCGGCCTTGCGCGCCTCGAGGATCGCGTCGCTGGTCTTCTCGCTGATGCCCTTGATGCGCGGGAACGGCATGACGAGCCGCACATCCGTCGCGATCTCGAAGCGATTGGTCGAGAGGTTGATGTCGGGCATCGACACCTCGATGCCGAAGCTCTTGGCGTCGCGGATCAGGCCCGGCAGCTTCTCCTCGCCCAGGATCGAGAGCGCAGCGGCGTAGAACTCGACCCCGTGATAGGTCTTCAGCCACATCGCCTGATAGGAGATTAAAGTATACTCGCAGCTATG